GTATAATTGGAACGGATATGCTTGTTTTTGGGAATGGAGAGTTTGAGATCTGCCGAGAAGAAGATATGCCTCCTGAAGAATGGTGGCTTAAGCCCTTGGATCCCGTGCACGTACGGGTTAGACGTGATGCTTATGGTAATGTGTTCGGTTACATACAATTATTAACCATGCCTCCTGTCGTATTTACAGCTCAAGACATGGTTCATTTTCGGTGGGGCGCAAAAAGTTGGTGGTACGAATTTTCATATGGCACAAGCCTGCTTAGACCTCTGTTGAAGATTCAGGCATTAATTGATCAGCTTGAAGATGACATGGCCATCATTATACATACTTACACTAAGCCAATGCTCGTAGTCAAGGCGGGAAGACCTGAAATGCCCTTCAGCGATCCGCAACTTCAGCAGTTAATGGAAGCTTTCCGTGATCGTCAGCCTGCTACGGATGTGTTCGTACGCGGTGATGTTGCCGTAGATGTTGTGCCGTCGCTTACCAAGGATGTTAATGTGCAATTTTGGCTGGATTATCTGTATAAACAACGAGAGTCGGTATTGGGAGTTCCAAAAATCTTTCTGGGACAGAGTGAAGGGACTAACCGGGCTACGGCTGAGATTGTGATGCAAGAGTATGTGACGCGCTTGCGGATGCTGCAGGAGCTGATCGGTGACACGCTTGAAACAATGCTGTTTAAGCAACTTCTGGAAGCCAAGTTTGGAGAAGGCGTTGAAGTTCCAACTATAAAATGGCGTCCAATCTGGGAGCCCACGCTTGACGTGAAAGCAAAGTTCATCAGTGATCTTGTGGACAAGAACATTATTCTGCGAAGTGAAGCTCGGCCACAGTTAGGCTATCCAGAGCAGCCTACTGATGAAGCGTTAGCAGCTGAAAACATGCTTCCTCCTCCTCAGCCTAAGAGCGAAACCAGCAAGGCTGTCGATAAGACTGTGAACGGTGTTGTTGAGGCGTTACAGAGCGAGGAGTAAAAAATTGAAGATTCGCATGCCTTGCCATACTTTGTGTGGCTATTCAAACCGTATGAGTAGACCACATTTTACTTGTCTATTCTGTCGTGTCAGACGGTTTTTTTATGGTAAAATGGATAAGAACAAGTATCATTACAACAGCAAGATGCGCATAGTGATGCCGCAGGATTGTCAAACATACGTGCTTTTCATTGATAATAAGCGTCCTCATGCGAAAATAAAGGAGCAAATCTTGAAGCGTTTGCTTACGATTTGCGAGTGGTTGAGTAATTAATGTCGAGAAAATTTCATGAAGAAGGTTGCACTTGTGGCAGTCTAAGCCCTGTTACCGTTCTTTGTACATACATAGTAATTGTTGCGTATCAATGCCCGAAATACAAGAAGCGAACTCCCGTATCCGAGTTTAAGGCTAGCCCCCTCCCTTATACATAGATTGAACTTGGTGTTGTTTTATGTCACCTGGTCTTGAGGAAGCTAAAACAGTCTGGCGATATCGAGTCGCCGATCCTGGGAAGTTTGATAAATTCAGGGTTAAGGAGCTCGGGAAAGGCGTCAAGATAACGCTTGGCAAAGTTAAGGGTTCAGATCGTTGGGAAATTCAGAATTACATGTTTGACAAGGAACGTTTTAAGACTCGTGAGCAAGTTCGGAGTTGGCTTGATAGTCACTTGAAGGGCGAGATTCGCTCGTTGTTAGATTTTAAGGCTTGGAGTGAGTGGCGGCGGCGCTTCATGAATGCTTACGTAGAAATTTCAGATGTTTCGTGAGAGATTGTAAAAGGTTCTCTTGCGTCCACCTTTTCATGTGTATCAGCTTATTTGAGGTTGAAAAATGAGTTTTCAAGCGAAAGAATGGGATATGAGCTTCATAAATTCCCTGCAAGATTCAGCATTCGCCCTAGTTGTGAAAGGCGAGAAAGATAATTCAGGTAGAACGGTTCCTAGGACGAATAGAAATCTGCCACATCATGGTTCAAGCGGAAAAGTGGACATGCCTCACCTTCGCAACGCCATGGCCCGTGTAACCCACACGAATCTTTCGAAGGAGCAGCAGAAACAAGCGCATGATCACTTGTTAGGGCATTACCGAGAGTTAAACATGGTTCATCCGCCCTGCAGCGTACCAGGCTGTAAGGGTTACACTCCAAAAAGCGAGAAGAAGAGTATGCTTGAGGATGCTGAATCCTTCAGAGCGTATCAGGAAGCTTGGTTCAAGTCTCAGGGTAAACGTGCAGTTTTGGTGACGTAGAAAATGCAGCTTCAATATTTTGTTCCGTTCAAGGCTCAAGAGGGCGTTTCTGCAGAGTATGCCCTAAAAGAGAAATTAATCAACATTGAAGGCGTAGCCATTGACACAAATGTTAATGCGAATAAATGGCAGGTTCCGGAGGAAGATCTTGACTTTTTCGTTCAAAGTCTTATCGGGGCTCAACTTCGTGTGGATCATGCAGAGAGTGCCTTAATGGTTGTAGGCAAGGTTCCAGAAGCAAAACGTATGGGCAATTCTGTTTGGTTCAGAGCAGAAGTCGGCGAGGAAAAACTTATTGAAAAAATAATTCGCAATTACGTCAACACGGTTAGTGCTCAGGTAGATAGCGACGATGTTGAATGTAGCAAATGCAAGAAACCTACACGCAAAGAGGGCATGCTTGTGCATTTATGCCCTGGAGCTTGGGAAATCGTGCATAAGCCTAAAGTGAGAGAATTAAGTATCGTCGCCTCTCCAGCTTATAAGACCACTGAGTTTCATCCTGTTGGCTTTGCAGCAGCCATGAATGATTCTCAATATGATGCTATTTTAAAGAATATTCAAAATTCACAGTTATCGGAAGATAACAAAGATGTGGGTTCTAGGCAGAAGGAGCCGCAAGAACCTGAAAACAAAAAGAGTGAAGCAAAAAAGGAGGTGAAACCTTTGTCTGAACAGAATGCTCAGGCGAAGGCTTCTCCGCATCAGGCACAAGGCGTAGTGAACGTTGCTCCGGGAGAAACGGCGCCGAAACAGGTTGAATATGAAGACTTGATGAATCAGTTGCAACAACTGGAGAAGCAGATTAGGGAAGGTCCAAGCGCAAGCGACTCAGAACTGGACACTTTAAAGAAAAAGGTGGCTGAATTAGAGAGTGAAATCGGAAAAAGAGCAACGAAACGAAGTCTAAGAGAGAAAATAAGTGAACTGTCAAAGAAACTTGCCGAATCAGCAGAGGAAGGCGAAGAGTCTAAGGTTCAGCCTAATGGTGCAGGAACCGCTGAAGGCGAGGAAGGCGCTAAAGCTGAAGTTCAGAAAAACGCTGGCAAAGCATCGGGCAAGGGTATCGTAGCTGTTGATGAGATACAGAAGGATGTACTCGGCAATTATGATTGGTTCAAGGATATTCTGAAAGCTCATCGAATGTTGCAGACGCAAACCTTCAAAGGTTAGTGTTTTGAATGGCTGCACCACAATATGAAGGAACATCACCGCTCATTTCTGATCGTTACATAATTACAATGACAGCCGGCGAAGCCCTTTCCATGGGGCAAGTTGTAGAGCTTACAGCTGCATGGACAGTTAAAAAACCTACAGCAATAAACAGCCTAAAAGTGGTTGGCATATGTTTAACTAACGCTGCAAACGGTGCAAAAGTAAGCATTGTTTGCCGAGGCATATGTCGTGCCACAGCCTACGGCGCCATAGCAGCGGGAGACCAACTTACAAACGCTACAAGCCTTGGCAAAGTGCAGACAGACAACACAAGCAAAAACAGTTCAATCGTTGGACAATCGATAGAGGCAATCGCAAGCGGCGGTACAGGCGTTATCTTGCTTTGGTAAAAGGTGATTTGACATGGCTATGATTCGTGATGCTTTTACATGGGTTGACACAGGCGCGATAGCGTATCCCGCTCTCCACAAGCATATTATAGAATTGACTATGCCCGCTCTCGTTGTAAAACGGTTATTACCCGAGTTTCCGCTTGTTGCAGGTCGAACAGCAACATTTCCAAAAGAACAAGGCTCAAGAAGTATTGGCATTAGCGAGATCAGCGAAGCAGCGGAAATTCCGATGGACTTTACACCATTAACAACCGTAACTGTCACGCCCTACAAGAAGGGCCTGCGAGAAAGGATTCCGCGTGAGGCCATCGAAGACTTGTATATTCCAGTGATTGAACAGCAGCTCCGACGTCTAGCAAGACGTATGGCGTATCAGATCGACAAGGACTGCATGACCGTCATTGATATTGCAGCTGGCAGCAGCAGCGCCGGCACGGGCAAAAGCCTCGGAGCCACAGGTACAGAGTTCGTCATAACTGGTGGCATTGGCACTAAAGATCTGCTTTGGGCTGACGCGAAAATTGCTAGCTACAACTTCATCGCTGATACTTTGCTTTGCAATCCTGTTAATGCGCGCGATCTGAAATATTTGCCCCAATTTTCATTATACGCTCAATATGGCGAGCCAGTAGTTCAAAGCGGCGCCATAGGGACAGTATACGGATTGCAATTCTATGTTAGCAACGTTGTGCCTGCAGGCACTGCTTACGTGCTTAGCACGGGGCAAAACCTAAGCGCATCCTATGCGCCCCTGGGATTCTTCGTCATAAAACGGCCTTTGTTAACTGATATTGACATTAAAAAAGAGTTCGACGCTATCGATATAGTGCTTACGACAAGGTACTCGCCAGTTGTTACATGCGGAGAGGCAATCAGCAAGATAACGGGTTTGGCAAGCTAAATTGCGGAATTTTCCATATTTTCTTTCTTTCCACATTTTTGCCCACTTGCCGAGGGCTTTCGTGCGTGTAGTCAAATCTTGATCCGCACAAGCGTGTGGCGAGCGACGCTAAAACTCGGCGAATAATATAACGCCTCATGGAGGTGAATAAAGAAAAATGCCATTGCAACTCAACTTGACGAAAGGTCTACTCTACGGCATAACTCTTGGCTTACTCTTCGGCGTTGCCATATTCGTTCTGGCTTCAAATGCTTATGGTCTGGGTTTCATTCCTGCTGCACTGACGCCAACTGTTATAGCTGGTCTCGTGTTCGGGAATGGTATCTTGACTGGCATTAGCTGGGAATACGGTAAATGGCTGA